ACACAAGGCTGAAAGCGGCGGAACAGCTCGGCCTCACGGAAGTTCCGGTGGTGATCGCGGAAAACCTCACGCCGGAACAGGTGCAGGCGTATCGAATCGCGGACAACAAGACCGGCGAGATCGCGGAGTGGAACTACGACCTCTTGCCGATCGAACTGCGCGATTTGCAGGAAAAGGATTTTGACCTGTCGCTCCTCGGATTCGACACCGACGAGCTTGACCGTCTGCTGAATGGAAGTTCTGAAGAAAATGTGGTTACCGAGGGAGAGACGGATGCTGACGCCGTTCCGGATGTCCCGGAAGAGCCGGTCAGTCAGCCTGGGGTGATCTATCAGCTCGGCAAGCACCGGCTCATGTGCGGCGATTCCACCAGGGCGGAAGACGTTGCCCGTCTCATGAACGGCGGGAAAGCGGATCTCGTTTTCACCGACCCGCCGTATGGAGTCAGTTATCGCGGAGTGAACAATCCGGGCGGCCGTCTGTGGGAGGTCATTGAAAACGACGATCTGCGCGGGGAAAAACTTTCGGAGTTCCTGCTTGCCGCATTCAAAAATCTGAAAGCGAGCCTCCGGGAAAAGCGGGCGTTCTACATCTGGTATGCGACGAGCAATCATGTCCAGTTTGAGCTGGCGATCCGGGACGCCGGATTGAAACCGAAGCAGGTTCTGTTCTGGAACAAGGGAATGATCCTTGGTCACAGCGATTACCATTGGGCGGCGGAACCGTGCTTTTACGGCTGTCATGAGGGGGAGAACTGCGAGTGGTTCGGCGACCGCTGCCAGACGACGGTCTGGGACATCAAACGGGACAACACGCGGGAATATGTGCATCCGACGCAGAAACCGACCGCGCTGGCGATCAAGGCGATTTTCAACTCTTCGAAAGCGGGCGAGACCGTGCTGGATCTGTTTGGCGGCTCGGGCAGCACGCTGATCTCCTGCGAGCAGACAAACCGCGTCAACTGCACGATGGAGTTCGATCCGAAATATGTGGACGTGATCCGCCGCCGCTGGGCGGAGTTCGTCCATGGCGAGGGCTGTGACTGGCAGGCGCTTACTCCGGCGGTCGAATAAAAAACAACAGCCGGACAGCATGGGGGCAGTTCGGCAAACAAAGCAAAATGGGAGAATTATCGTATGAATGAAATCGTAAAAATCTACAAGAACAGTCCGATTCGAATTGTTGAAAAGGACGGAGAACCGTGGTTCGTTGCCAAGGATGTCTGCAACATCTTGGAAATCAAGAACAGCCGTGACACATTGAATAAATGTTTGGATGAAGATGAAAGGGGAGTAGATATTATCTACACCCCTGGCGGTAATCAGGAAATGACGATTGTCAGCGAGGCTGGCCTTTATTCTCTGATTCTCCGAAGCCGGAAACCGGAAGCCAAAGCATTCAAACGCTGGGTGACGCATGAGGTTCTGCCGTCCATCCGTAAGACTGGAGCATATCTTTCTCCGGGCATGAGCAATGAACAGGTCAAAGCTCTGGTGGCAACTTTGGAAGAGGAAATGTACCGGCGGATTCAGGCGGAAAACCGTCTGGCGAAACTGGAGGCACATGCCGAGGAGCTGGCGCGATCGGCCATTCCGGCAACACCCTTTGGAGAACTTTCTCAGAAAACCGGCAGACCGCGCACCTGTCTGGTTCGGAATTACCTCCGGAGCACTCAGGAAGTAAAACAGGAGCATTTTGGCACATACATCCAACTGCTCCTGCCTCTGTATACGGCACGGGAACTGCTTCTGGATGCACTTCCCGCTCCGACTTCCGCACCGGCCGCTTCGGTCAGCTGTTGAACTCGAATGCTCCCCGGCGGGCGGCGCTCTTGCGGACGCGCGGCGTCTCCTTTTCTTTGATCTCGCGGAAGAATGCCGAGTAAAGGCTTTGCTCCGGAGTCTTTGCTCCATTCGGGCTCCAGAGACCTTCTTCGATGACTTGCGCGAGGATCTCTTTCGTGTTGAGCGGCGTCCGGCTGCGCTTGAGGACCAGCAGAGCCGCATTCAGGAGTGAGAGCTTTTTCTCCGGCGATCCGCCGGATTCCGGCGCGGGGTTGGGCGTGTCCACTTCCTCTTCCGCTTCAGCAGATTCCGCCTCCGGTTCCGTTGCGGGAGCCGCTTCCGGCGCTCCCGGTTCGGCGATGACCCGTTCGATTCTGGTGACGATGAACTCGCGGTCGCTGCCGACCTTTTTGACTTTCCAGCCGTTCGCGGTGATCTCGGTTACGACAACCTCGATCTCATTGCGTCCGACTTTCACCATGACGATGGTTCCGACTGTGATGTTGCTCGTGTCGCACATACTTACCTCCTTGTGGTTGTTTGAGTTGCGACTTCTTTGCTTCGCCGGTGCATATACAACCATGACTTGCGCCACTTATCCAGTCGCAATCTGAAAATAAAGGCAAATAGATGGATAATTCTTTGAAAATCACTGCATTGCAGCCTGAAGTGCTGGTGAGATTGCTGAAACAGGCCGGATCCCGGACCGCTTCTCCGGAGATGATTGCCGAGGATCTAGCTTCCGGTGCGCCGCGGAATCCGGACGGCACGATCAACCTGATTGAATATGCCGCCTGGCTGGCGAAGGAGGAAGACAATGCCGATCAATCCGAGTAACATGCGCGTGGTGGACGTCGCGCGGCTTCTGAACTCCACATCGTTCGGATTTGTTCTGGCGCAGGCGCGGCTTTACCGCGAGTTCAACCGCGTCGGCTTCCGGATCGGCTCCTCGGAGAATCCGCGCAACATCAACCTCCTGAAATACATTGCCTGGATGTTCGACCGGAAACACACTCCGGAGGAGACGTCCGGCGCGCGCAGCTATGAGGATCGGCGCAATGCCGAGCGCGACCGTCAGGCGGAACAGTCGCTCGCCGGACGCGACATCGGCCAGCTCCCGGAGGTCGTGAATCCCAACAGGAAAGCCGCCTGCGAACGCAATTTCCAGCTTTTCTGCGAGAGCTATTTCCCGGAGACCTATTCTCTGGAATGGTCGCCGGACCACCTGAAGGTCATTGAGCGGATCGAAACGGCCGTGCTGTCGGGCGGGCTGTTCGCTCTGGCGATGCCGCGCGGTTCGGGCAAGAGCACGCTCGCTGAAACTGCCGCCATCTGGTCGATGGTTTACGGCCATCGCGAGTTCGTTACGCTGATCGGCGCGACGGAATCCGCCGCGCTGGAAATGCTCGACTCCATCAAAACCGAACTGGAGGTCAACGAGAACCTCGCCGCAGACTTCCCGGAAGTGTGTTATCCCATCGAACAGCTCGACGGAATCGCAAACCGCTGCGCCGGTCAACTCTTCCACGGCGAGCGCACACGAATCACGTGGACCAGTAACGAGATCGTGCTGCCCACGATCAAGGACAGCCGGGCTTCGGGAATCATCGTCCGGGTAGCGGGAATAACCGGTCGAGTTCGCGGCATGAAATACAAACGGGCGGACGGGCGGAGTGTGCGGCCGAGCCTCGTCATCATCGACGACCCGCAGACCTCGGAGTCGGCCGGTTCCCTGGAACAGACACGCAAGCGGGTTCGTGTGCTTGCCGGAGATATCCTGGGACTTGCCGGTCCGGGGCAGAAAATCTCCGGGATCATGCCCTGCACGATCATCCGTCCGGGTGACATGGCCGACATCATCCTCAACCGAAACACACATCCGGACTGGAACGGCGAAAAGACCCGAATGGTCTACCGCTTCCCCACAAATATGAAACTGTGGGAGGAATATGCCGAGATCCGGGCGGAAGCTCTGCGCACGGAGGGCAATTTCCAGAAGGCGACGGAGTTTTATCTGGCGAATAGGGAGGCGATGGATGCCGGAGCGGAAGTGAGCTGGGAAGCCCGCTTCAATCACGATGAAGTATCGGCGCTTCAACACGCGATGAACCTGAAGTTTCAAGATGAAGCAGCTTTCCAGTCGGAATATCAGAACGACCCGCTCCCGGACGACACGGCAGATGACTCGCTCCTTTCCGTGGACGAAATCTGTGCAAAGATCAACGGACTTGCCCGACGGCGCGTCCCGCTGAAATGCGATCGCCTCACGATGTTTGTCGACGTCCAGAAAGCGCTGCTTTTCTATGTGGTGATCGCATGGGCGGAGGACTTCACCGGCGCGGTCATCGACTACGGCTCATGGCCGGATCAGCACCGACATGAATATTCGCTTGCCGATGCGAATCCGAGCATTCAGACGCTCTTCCCGAAAGCGGGCTTCGAGGGGGCCTTGTACGCTGCGTTGTCCGCGCTGACCGATGAATGCCTCGGGCGCGAGTGGGAGCGTGAGGACGGGGCTGTCCTGAAAATTGAACGCGCTCTCGTGGATGCGAACTGGGGACAGTCAACCGATGTCGTCTATCAGTTCTGCCGACAGAATGTTCACGCCGGAGTTCTGCTGCCATCGCACGGGCGATATGTCGGCGCGAGTTCGAAGCCGATGACCGAATACCGAAAGCAGCCCGGCGACCGGCTGGGTCTGAACTGGATGATGCCCAACGTGGCAGGCAAACGCGCGATCCGGCACGTCATCTATGACTCGAACTACTGGAAGAGCTTCATTCACACCCGGCTCGCGGTCCCGCTCGGCGACAAGGGCAGCCTCTCACTCTACGGCAGGCTCCCCGGCATCCATCAGCTTTTCGCCGAACATCTCACGGCCGAATACCGGGTGAAGACCCAGGGGCGCGGCCGGTGGGTGGACGAGTGGAAGCTGAAGCCGGAGCGGAGCGATAACCACTGGCTGGACTGCACGGCCGGGTGCGCGGTCTGTGCTTCTATGCTGGGCGCGACGCTCCCGGAACTCCTCAGCACGGCGCGGCCCGCCCCCAGACCGAGGATCAAACTCTCCGACCGGGTCAGCGGCGCTCCCGCGCAGGAGAGCGTCCCGCATACCGGCAGGATCAAACTTTCCGAACTCAGGAGGCAGAAAAATGGATGAACGGGAACTTCCCGAAAATATTCGTCAGGCGATCGATCTGATTGCCGCAGTTCTTCGCAGAATCAAGGCAAAAGAACTGGATAAACGCAGGGATAAATGCTTGTATATAGAGAAAAGCAAAGGGGTTACGGCATGATGAATGAATCTGAGGTAAAACGGCAGCTGGAGTTGCTGGATCTGATGAATCAGGCAGAACTTCGGGAAAAATTCTGTGACCTCTTTGGCTTTGAACCGGGGC